CAAAGGACGACACCGAAGTCGATCTGCTAAGTCACTGATTTAAGGCAAGAATGGTGCCCAGGGGCGGAATCGAACCACCGACACTGCGATTTTCAGTCGGGCCTATCCTGTTGAAATTATTCAAGCCTGTTACCTTGGGTCTGAGAGCCCGTATGAGAAATCGCGTGGGGCGGGATCGGAGCAGTTCGGGTCCACATGAGCCGAATGTGGACGAAAGAACATCGCGAGCGCCAGAAAGCTTGTGACCAGTCAGCACTTACCCATCTTACCACTAGTTGGAGTAGAGACGAACACCATATCAACCGTACGATCAAAAATGCTCGGATCGGATCTGTGTGCAAATTGACGGTCGTTCCGCGTGTAGTAGCAGCCGCCATTCATCAAAGTAGCAGTCTGGTAATATCCGAGCAGGTAGCCGTTGCCAGAACGGTCGAAGCCAGTTACCGCGAAGGTCCCTCGTATCGGCTGGCCGCCTTCCCCCGACTGCCAGTGATTCTTACGATTGAAGTCGAGGACGAACAGCGTTTTGGTTTCGGTTTGAACGATGCTACCGGTCGCATTATAGAGGCTGACAGCCGGGACTCCGTCCTGACGCAGGATATCGTGATTTGCGATGAGGAATGCTTTGGATCTTGCTCCGGTCCCAATAGTGGGTCCAATCCTCGAGGACATCTGACATCCTGAAAGCGCAAGCAGGCATCCTGCCGTGATGGCTATCATCTTCCTCATGGCAAAACTCCGAGCCCATCCAATGCCTAAGTAATTTAGTCGATGGAAAGTCGGATCAACTAACGTTTATTGTGGTGATGATGAGTTACTACTATCGTAGCGAGGGACACCTAGCCACCAACACCCCGCTTGGCTTATAACACTGGCGCCTCTACTTCTTGCTCAACGCTCTCCGAAGAAGTCCTTGAATGGACCGGACACGATCCCCCACCTCGTCTAAAAGTTCTTGCCCTCGTACAAACTCCCTAGGCCGCAAGCCTAAGCCCCGCCCTTCATCAACCCGAGGCTTACGAGGGCCGCCCTCTGGGCATTAACGAGGACGGTCAAAGCGTTCACCTGGGTCTTCAGATCGTTGATGAGTTGCTGCTCCGTCGCGGAGTAGGTCGCGCCGGCCGTCCCTGAGATCGGTGAGGACGGGACTGCGGCTTGCGCAGCGCCGGAAGGCTGCACCACTGGAGCCGCGCCAAAAAAGCCGCGGGGAGTGCTGGGCGTGCGACCGAGGATATAGGATATCAGGTCGGAGGCGAACCGCCGCCGGCTGGGGCTAGCTCCGGTGGGCAGGCGCACGTAGAGCAATTCGCCGTCTACGACCTCGGCTGGCGCGGCAGGAAGTTCGCTAAGCTGGGGCATGGATTGATCCTCTCGACGGTACTATCCGCCTGGCGCTCGCAGCCAGCACCGCACATCAGCGGCGCTTCAGTTCGTCCTTAATCTCCTTGAGCATCTCTATGGAGATTTTCACCTGCTCTTCAAGGCGTGTGATGCGGTCCTGATTTTGCTCAAGGCGGGTAAGACGCTGATCGACCGCAGCACGCCGTTCGTCTCTCTCTCGATAGAATCGGGCGTCGGTGTCTTCGAGCTTTTCCAGACGGCTGACATAGCCGTTGGCTGCCCAGCCCGTCCCAGCTGCATACAGAACGCCGCCTACCACTATTGCCCAGCCTATGCGGCGAGGCAGCACGAGGTAGCCCTCGTTCGTCTCTGGCAGTTGGTCCTTGCCCACAATCATTGCCCCCGGTTTACGCTGCCCTGCCTCGGTTGTTCCAGGTCAGGGTCTTGTTGCTATTTCGTGCCGCCATACTGCTTGGCGAGCGCCTCATAGGCGGTCCGTCCCTGTCTGAGCCGGGCGGCATTCTGGTCGCCGTAATCAAGTGCCTTCCTGGCTACGATCCGGGCGTCGTCACCCTTCCGGATCGTCGGCCGAGCGACCGGATCCGGGACCACCAGATCAGCGGCGGGGAGACGCCGCGTGGTCGGAACCGACCCCGGACTCGCGCAGCCAGCGCAGATCATCGTCCCCAATAAGGCAGCGGGCATCAGCGCCGCGCGCCTGTAGCTCGGCTTCGTATTCATTGATCCGTTCCTGTGCATGCGCAGCTGCCCGGCTATTCTCTTCGGCGGCCCGGCGGCTGTGTTCGGCGGCGACGCGCTGGGCATCGAGATCTTGGTACGCGACCTCGAGCGCGGCCTTCAGTTCAGCAACCTCCGCCGCCCGATCTGCCCAGGCATACCCGACCCTCACAGCGTAGCCGTGGGACACGACCAGCAGGAGAGCCCCCACGCCCAGCACGTAGGGGTTCAGAAGGAGCCGCTCGAACATCACAGCCCCTCCAGGCAAAGGGCCCGCTCGCCCTCACGGCGCTTCGTCAGTCCCTTGAGGACGAACCCGCCGGCGCGGTTCCACATCATGAACGCATCGCAGGCCCCGCGCTGATCCCCGGCGTTCTGACGGCGGGCTACGGTGGATTTGCAGTAAGCGCCGGTCCCAATGTTGTAGGCTAGGGACAGATGCGCCACGTAGCGCTTGTCTGTGACGGTCTGCCGGTCAGCCAGCGACGGGACGCAGGCCTCGATCTTCTGGGCGAACTGATCAAGCCCCTCGACCAGCATGGCGTCACACTGGCCCTTGGTGAACTTCATGCCCATCTTGATGCCGCGCGTCTCGCCGTAGCAGACGGTCGGGATTCCGACGACGTCGAGATAGGTGTTCAGCCGGAGGCCTTCGTAGCCCCCAACCACCGCGCATCCGAGGGCTGCTACCGCAGCCGCCGCTTTGATGCGCGTCGCTCGCTTCTGAGCCACGAGTCAGATCCCAATAGGCTCTTCCGGTTCGGTCTTGGCCTTGTCCAGGTCCTGCGACACGAGCCGGGCGCCGAGGATCAGCACCAGCAGAAGGAGGATCGCCCACCGCGGGAGGCCGTCACCCAGATATTCCAGGAACAGCTCTGCCATGCCGCCGAAGGCGATGAGCCGGACGCTCCAAGCCTTCGTCAGCACTTCTTTCCAGTTTTCGATGAGCCTCATACCCGCCCCCTTTGACCTGGGGGCGAGTATCAGGGGGAGGAGCGGCACAGGCACCGCACAGGGGGAGCCGCCCTAAGGCAGCGTTGACAGGTGTTTCCACCGTATCTACTGGAAGACTAGATCTCCGGGAAATGGGAATATGCTCGACAAAACTACCCATGCGGTCACTGAAAGTGATGTGATCACGTTCTATAGAATCATGCTGGGTCGGGAGCCGGAGGGCCCGGAAGCAATTGCCCCGCATCTCCAGCACGGCAGCGCAGCCGAATTGCTTGCAGCCATCGCCTCAAGCGAGGAGTACCAGCGCCGCATCAACCCGCCTGGCTCGGGGCAGCCCTACCTCACAGCAGGAACCGGCAATCTTTATGTTCCAACGGAAGTCTTTGCCGGGACCTATGCCGGCGAGTACATGCCAGCGTCAATTCCGCTTGCAAGCGACTTCATGCACCCAGAATTCAGCCGATTCCTGGAGGGGATCAGGCACCCATTCCAGATTCATCGAAAGATTTGGGAATTCGCGTACATAGCGCATCATCTCGAGCGGATGGGGGCGCTTGGCCCCGGCAAGCGAGGACTGTGCTTTGGGGCCGGCGAGGAGCCGCTACCTGCCTTTTTTGCCAAGCGGGGAAGCCATATCGTTGCCACAGACGCTCCCGCTGAAATTGTACTAGGTAAGTGGATTGAGACCGCTCAACACTCAGACAACATTGGAAAGCTGGCCAAGCCGGAGATAATTGACAATAAACTCTTCACCGAGCGGGTGACGTTCGAACCTTGCGACATGAACGCTATTAGCCCGCACTTGAAGGAATTCGATTTCTGCTGGTCGGCCTGTTGCCTCGAGCACCTAGGGAGCTTACGGCATGGCCTCGACTTCATCATCAACAGCGTCGAGAAGACCCTGAAAATCGGAGGCGTGGCCTGTCACACTACAGAGCTGAATCTCTCATCTAACGAAGATACCCTGGAATCGGAGCATATGTCTCTATTTCGGCGTCGTGATCTGGAAGAGTTGATTGAAGATCTGCGGAGGCGCGGGCACGAGGTACTGCCTCTTGTTGTTACTCCCGGCGCGACCCCGATCGATCACTACATTGACCTACCTCCGTATCTAAACGACCCGCACCTAAAGCTCCGTCTAGGTGGGTTTGTGTCTACTTCGGTTGGCATTGTAGTAAGGAGAGGCCGCTAGTCGTCGACCTCTTCTTGGACGATCTCGCCATTCGGACTTCCCGCGCCGGCGCAAGTTGGCCGGCGCGTCGGCCCCGATTCAGACAAGAGCCCTCCCAGCTTTGCACAGATGGGGCGCCTACTTAAGCCCCCTTGATCCGCGCCTGCCAATTGATCGACAAGCCGCTTGATGGAGCGGGCGCGGTCTGGATGATGAAGGTCGTCGCGGTGATTGAATGTACGTACAGATCCTCCGAGCCTTGATTGCTGCCCGCTCGCGTCAGCACGATATCTTGTGAACGTGGCGCAGCTGCCAGACCGTGACTGACTTGAACCTGTTGCGCCCCGGCGCCGATAGTCGCCTGCCCAGAGTTCGTGGTCACATAACCTATATTCCCGCTGATGATCTTGTCAGCGGCATCGGATGACTCGTCCAAGATCCCAAGAACAGTATTGCCGGCGACATCATTGTCCCGCAGCCTAAATTCAGCGCAGCCAGCGTGGATCTTGATGCCATAGCCCTGTGTCCCAAGGCCGAGCCCGTTCGTCAGAGTGCAGCCGATCACTTGGAAATTCGTGGTGTTCGGCTCGAACTCAAGTGCAATTCCCCCTGGTGCCGAGACACAGTTTCCATTGAACGAGCAGCCAATGAAGGAGACACGCTTAGCGTCTGCTGTGACTGTGGCACCTGTGGTGCCGTTGGAGAAAAACCGGCTATTGGTGAACTTGATGCCATCGGCGCGACCGATGCGGCAACCCGGCATGGATCCGCTTCTGCCCCCGCTGAACCAGCACCCAGTGAACGGTGTCTCAACCAGGCCATCAATCAAGACACCGTTCATCGAACCGTCGAAATAGACGTTCACGAAATTGTTGTAAGCCGGCCGCGCGCCTGGGCCGTAGCTGTCGACATGGGTTGTCATTGACCATTGCCCGGAGAGGATATCCCCATCCGTTGCGATCAAAGCCTCGACCTGGTTCACGAGGCGCAGACCGCCGAGTGTGCCGCGCGCCTCGGTGCCCGCATTCATGATGAACTTCGACAGAAACAGGTCGTTCAGGCTTTCGGCAGTCACCCCGGCAGTCTCGTAATCGAAGACCTCGAACTCCGTCACTTTCACACCAGAGCAATTCGAGAGCGCCATACCGATGCCGGCGCTGCGGATCACGAAGTCCGAGAACATGCAAAAGGAGCCCGTGGAGTGGATGGCCTCGGCCAAGGCATCTGGCGTCCCGAGGTAGATAAATGCCAGACCTTTCACACCGCAGTAGAGCCCCGTCATGTTTAGAATGCCCGCCGTGGGAGTTGCCTGTTGCAGCACGGTCGAGTGGCGGCTCTCGCCGATCAGGACCACATTGGCGTCGGCGATGGTGATGGCTCCCGTAATGCGGTAGTAACCGTTTGGGAAAAACACGCTGCCGCCGCCTCGAGCACCAACGAAGTCAACTGCGGCCTGGATTGCGGCCAGATCATCGCCGGCCGCGTTGCCCTTCGCGCCGAACATCTTGACGCTGACGACGGTTTCCGCCAGTTCCCACCAAGCCTCGTCCGCGCTTTGGAAGTGCCACGGCTTTGCGGGGACTGGAACAGCGTCGAGGCGCTTGTAATAGGCGCCACCTCCGTCCCCGGGCGAAGTATAGCCGACTGAACGGATATTCATCGCAATGGGCGGGATATTGGATGCAATCGCGTCGGCGCGCGATGCGAATGTCAGGGCGGCTTTCGGATCAGGCGCCTCATCCGTCCGGAGCATCGCCATGCCGCCAGGAGTGACGCCGTCCTGAAGATGAATCCGCCTCGTCTCCGTGTTGACCACGAGCTCGCCGAGCGGCCCGGTATAGGCGGCAACTTCAGCTGACGTTCCGCGCGCAAAACGCCGGGGCATCCGGCCAGGAGTGGTCAGGCTCATGCGTCGTTCCAGTCGAGTTGATCGCCACCAGGCATGTTGAAGTCGTAGAGGTAGGCCGCGAACAGATCGGCGTAGAACTCAGCGTTCGAGGACGCCTGCACGGCTACATCACGGGCGCCAAAGGTTTCGCCACGTGCGGTCTGGGTCTGGTTCAGGTAGTTCAGCGTTAGGTCCCGCGCTCCGATCGTCTGATCACGCGCGGGCAAGACCTGATCACGAGCTGCAAGCGTGGCATTTCGGGCACCGATTGTTTCATCACGAGCGCCGAGGGTCTGACCCCGCGCCTCATCAATCTCTCCAACGGCCTCAAGGGCATCCTTGGAGAAGTCCCAGATCTCCCGCAGCCCGGCCGTGAGGATGTTCCACTCGGTGTTTTGGTCACGGGCCGGGATGCCTCGGCCTTCCTGGTAGTTCGCCACCCGCCGAGGAGCGCGCCAGCCGCGGATCCGGAGCTTGCCCGAAATAGGAGCGGCAAAGGTAATGGTGCCCCCGGTCCAAGTGTTCGGGGCGCCGTAGAACCCCGGCACCGGACTAACCGCCAGGGAAAAGTTCGTAACTCTCACCCCGTCAAGCGTCACCCAGAGGGCTTCGGGCGAGCTGTCGTACAACGTGAACGGCACCGGGAATGGCCCGGCGCTGTTTGCAGCGTCGTAGTCGACGAAGCGCGGCGCATCTGGGATGTTCGGTATCGTCATGGCCGCAGAATGCGATCATGACCCCGCCCCTGCACCGCACAGGTCAGCGCCGCTCGAGCGGATCGATCCCGAACAGTTGATTCCCTGCGTCTTCGACTTCGTTCAGCAGCCGCCTCAGGTAGAACAGGTTCTGGAATGGGATGAGGCGCCGGGCGCTCGCCGTGTCCCGGGCGCCCCAGTCCTCGTCGCCGAAGGCCGCCCCCGTCGTCTTTGTCATGGTCTCAATCTTGCCGGCGGATGGGCCAAGCAGCTGAGAGAGGACGGTCTGAGACGAAAACCGGGTCAGTGGCCGGCCAGCCCCGATGAGCCGATACATGTCAATCCCGCCCCGCGTTGCCTTGGCTGAGATCGCGTTTGCCTCATCGAACCAGCCTAGGACGCCAGAGCGGGACAGCCCCTCCTTGATCCAGTCCTGAGGGCGCTCCGGCAACGGCTTGCCGGAAACGGCGGAGTAGATGGCCGCTGCAAGCATTCCTCCTGATACCGCGGTGATCAGGCCGGACAGGGTTGCCGCATCCCGGCGTTGAAGGTTCGCCAGCATCAGGCGCTCGGTCGCCCCGAAGATAAAGCTTTTGTGCTGCCCGATCAGACCGATGATGGGCTTGCTCAGCCAGAGCGGCTTCTCCTGTCCCGGCGTGACGACGACGATATCGGCCTCGCGGGAGACGGCCCCCTCGAACGCCAGCCGCGCCGCTCGGTCGCGCCAGTCCGCCGTGTTCGGCAGGTAGACACCGTCGACGATCTCGCCGCCCTCGACGAACGACTTCCAGATCCGCTTCGCCATGTGCTCGTCGATGCCGGACGCTGCCAGGTTCTCGATCTGCTTGGCGCTCGCACTGCCCTCTGCAACCGCCTTAGCCGCCCGGAAGATCTCGTTCCCGGAGGTGATCGCCGCGACCGTCTTGGTGAAGTCCGTCCAGGGCGCTTGCAGGTTGAGCACCTGGGAGGCCTCGGCTCCGGCCTGAAGGGCGCGCTCAAGTCGCGACTCCGGGCGGTAATTGGCCGAGATATCGTTGATCGCCCGCGCACGGGTCGAGAGTACCATTTCGGTGGCGATGCCCATGGCCCGGTATTGAGACTTGGCCTGCTTGAACCCGTCCGACGCTCCGATCAGTCCGTTGAGGAATGGTCGGTAGGCATCCCGCAACACCGTCGTGAAGCCCCAGCGGAACACCGCGCCGGCCACGTCCGGGATAGAGGAGATGGCCGCGCCGCCGAGATCGGTCATCATGTTGTAGGCACGGACGGCAGCGCCGACCCGGCCAGCATTGCGGGCAGCACTGCCCCCGCTCCCGAGCGCGAACGTACCCCGGATCCGGTCCCGCATGGCGGCAATGTCCCGGATCGCCGCGTCACGGTTCCTGAAGATCCCCGCCGACTTAGCCTCGTCTACCCCCTGCGCGAGCGCCTGTGCTTCGTCGTTGATCCTCCGAATGACCTCGGTGAGGTTGAAATCTCCGAACCGCTCCGAAAGCACGATGTCCGGAACGGTCGTGTGGAGAAATTTCCGGACGGCATTTCCCACGCTATCATCAAGGAACTCCTCGATCATCGCGTCCGGGATCATGAACTCACGTTGAGCCAGTGCTCCTCGAGGAGCATCCCGCCCCACGGGCACCCCGCCCCCGCCAGTCGAGGCATCGCCATACGGCAGCCGACCGTCCGGCGAAGAGATGATCCGGTCCGCAATCTCCCGCGCCCTCGCCTCCAGCTCCATCCGGTTCATCTGCCGGTCTGAGCCGAGGATGCGACGCACCGCGGTTAGGACGTCCGCATCGGCGCTCGTCAGACGTGGCTGGTTCGGTTCCCGCCCCTCCATCGCTCGGGCCCGCGCCCTGATCGCGGACAGCGCCTCACGCGCCGACTTGCCGCCCCAGCCTTCAAGCTCCGCCTCGATCCGGGAGAAGACAGCCGCCTCGTTGTCCCGAGCGATGGCAAGTGCATCGTTCAGCAGCTCGCGCTTGCGTTCCGCAATGGCTCTACGTTCCTCAAGGGTCGCGGCCCGCTTTTCGTTCACCCGAGCCGCCGATCCGGCCTCGCTCAGTCGGGTACGGTTTCGACCGGCCGCATTCTCGACCTGCGCCGTCCGGGTTCGGGCTGCCGTGATAGCATCGCGGGCCTGGGCAATGACGTCCCTTTCGCGGGCGAGCGCATCGCCTGCCGCTTCAAGGCGGATGGACGCCGGGACCGGAGGCATGCCCGGATCGACGGCCCGTTCCATCCCCGCCGGCATCGGCTCGGAATGGTCCGCCAGGAAGCGGGCAACATCGATCCGGGATTCAACAGGGTAGCCGAGCCGGACCATCTCCGCCCGTGTGTCATCCGCGACATTCTGCAGCTCGATCAGCCGAGTATCGTCCGGCGAAAGGCGCGTCTCGACGAACCAATGCGGCTGCTGCCCACTCACCGAATCCTCAATGAAGCGCAGGACCTCATCAGGCGATGGGCGTTCGGTGAACCAGCCGGGGAAGCGGTTCCAGAGCTTTTCGCCCCATTCATCGAGGGAAAGGCCATTCCGGTTGAGCAGGCCGGGATGCGTGTTTCCGCCGAGCCCGGCGCGCAGGTCGCCTCCGGTATCGAGAACACCACCCTCCTTGACGATCCAGCCGACGAGCGACGGCTCTTTCGGAGCCTTCCGCCGGCCGATGACCATGTCGGCTAGGGTCTTATCTTCCTCACTGGCGAGGAAGCGCGCCTTGAGTTCGGCCTCTTCGGCGCGGTCAAGGGCCGCCGGCGACATGCGCGAACGGCGCTCCTCCTGCTGAAGAGCCCTCACCTCCCGTTCCAGTCCATCGATCCGGGCCCGCAGTTCCGGATCCTGAATTTGCCCCCGAAACGCCGAAACGGCTTCCGCCAACTCGGACAGCTCCGCCTCCTGATCGCCGAGACGCTCCTCAAGATCATCCACCCGGCCCGCCGTCCGGTTGACCTCCATGCTGCGCTCTTTCTCGGCAGCAGTGAGGTTCTGGATGCGCTCCTCAGCGCGGGCGAGTCTCGCCTCAAGCTTCTTCGCCTCTGCCTGGATAGACCGGCGCTCTGCATCTAGCGCCTCAATTCGCCCTTGGATCTCGAACTTGCGGCTCTGCTCCTGCTCAAGCCAGTCTGCCGAGCGTCGCACGAAGTCGCTCATGCGCGCCGTGATCTTGTCCCGGTTGTACGACCTGGTGAAGTACGACTCGGCCGTCTTTACGTCGACGCCTTCGGGGAGCATCCCGAGCTTGATTGCCCTCTCCTTCCACGGCTCGAAGACGTTGCCACGGACCCAGCGGGCGACCTCGGCAACCTCCGGGATCTCGTGCTGATCGCCCCGGCGCATGGCCTTGCCGACTTCCTCGTCGAACTGGCTGAAGGACAGCTTTTCGCCCGCGCGGCCCACGAGCCCGCCGGCGGCGTCCGTCAGCCGTGCACCCATCGGCGCCGCATCGGCTGATCCGAACCGGTACCGCTTCCAGGCATCGTCCATCAGATCGTCGAGCTGGACGGCCGTCTGCCGCTGGGCAAGCCGGATCTCCCGTTCGGCGGATGGTCCGCGCGTCGTCGGGATGCCGAGCCTGTTGTCGACGGTGGCGAGTGCAGTCTCCGCCAGGTCCACAGCGGCCCGGCGCGCACTTGTCAATTCGCTCTGCATCGTGCGCAGGACGGGGGAAACCCGCTCGACGGCATCCCCGAGCCACGGCACCCGGTCGAGCAAATAGGATTGCGGGCGAGCCACGCGCGTATCGGCCGCCGCCGCGCCGACCGCGCCGGCAAGCCCCGGCTCCGGGGAAGCGCCGAGCGATACCCGATCAACGTCGAGAGCCGTCTCCAGGGCGCGTCGCTCGGCCCCCGATAGAAGCGCAGCCGCCCCAGCCCCGAGCAGGCCGGACAGGATCGTGGACGTCGCCACGGACGCGAGTAGATCCTCTGTCGTGCGAGTCTCTTGGGTCGCCTGCAGGATGGATTCGGATGCGAGGCCCTGGACGGCCCCGGCACCCGCCGCCGCAAGCGCCGTCCGTCCGACCGATACACCGCCCCTCACCCCGCGATAGATCGCGCCTCCGGGGAGCACGATGGTCGGGTCAACAAGCCCCATGCCAATGGCCGCCACGATGCCGAACGCGCCCGAGGCTGCGAGGGTCTGCTCGTCGCGATTCTCCTGATCGATTTTCGACTTCAGCCATTCGGTCTCGGCACGGGAGCGCGAGGCGGCGAACCGGTCGCCATAATCGAACTCATAGCGGGTGCCCTTAATGTCCGTGAGGGGGTTGTAGCCCTCCTCCGGGACGAATGGATCGTGCATTGCCGCGATTGCGGAGCCGACCGTCGAGGACTGTCGGAACGCGGCGCCAAGGGTTTCGCCGATACCCGGATCCCGCGGCGGCGGCGCGTCGACACCGAGCGGCAGACGAGCGCCGGCGCCAGCCGCTGGCTCAATAATGTCCATCATTGCAGGGCACCTGTGGGGTTGACGGGATCGACCGGCGCAAAGCCCGGCATGGCCTCATTGACGTCTCGGTTGATCTGCTCGCGCCTGAGATTGCGGCGGTCCTGGTCAAGCGCCCGGGTCTGCCGTTCACGGACGGGCGCCATCGCCCGGTCGATGTTGAACCGCGCGTCGAACATCTCCAGCCGCCCCGTAGCCGGATTGGTGTAGACGATCTGGTACCGAGGCGGGCGCTTGGCCGCGATATCGGCCTGCGTCTCCGGTGTGCTGACGAGGGTATAGGCCGGCAGCCGGGGCGGCACTTCGACCGACCCGCCCTTGCCGCCAGCCCGAGTAGGCTTCAGATCCAGGCGTGCGATCAGCGTGTCCCGGATCTGTCCTGTCATCCAATCATGCGACCCGTCGATGGTCGGGTAATACTGCTCCGGCGCATACTTCATGACCCTGCCGCCATTCGTTGGGGATTCCTTCCAGATGGTCTTGAGCGTGGTCAGGGCAGCCTTGTGGGCCGCCTCCGGATCGCCGGCCTCGACATTGGCGTCCTCGATCAGCTGCCGGTAATCGGCCAGGAACGATGCCCGCGCCGACGGGTCCACCCCTAGTTCGCTGATCGCCTCCTCGTCGCCCTTCTTCTTCGCCCACTCCCGAGCCTCGGAGCGCATCTCCTCGATGATCTTGCCGGAGCGCCCGTCCGCCAGTTTGCCTAGACGCTTCGCCCCCTCGTCCGGCGTCTCCCAGGCAAGGCGGGCCTGCCAGCCCTGAACCTTTGCGACGGCATCGGCACCAAAGGCCTGCACGAACGCCTCCGGGTTCCGGCGCAGCAGCTGATCCATCCCGGACATAGCCGCCGTGTACTTGCCGTAGTCCGTCGTGTTCGTGAGGCCCTCGACCGTCTGCCGTAACTTGGCATCCGCTAGCGTGGCGAACAGGACGTCGTTGTCGAGCCCGCCGATGGCGCTGAAGAACGCCGAGACGGTGCCCCCGTCCCCGCTCTGCAGGATCTGCCGGACCTGAGGCACGTCGTCGGGGCGCAGCACGGAGCCGAGCGGCTCGCCGTGGAAGTTCGACACGGTACGGGCCACGATGGCGCGCTGCTGGAGCTGGGCGCGCAGTGTATCGACATCATCGAACCGCAGCGGCCCGATTGATTCCCGCACGCCGGTTCCGAGTTCCCCGGCGAGTGGACCCGTCCCGGCGAGAGAAAGCGGGTCTTCCCGCAGCTTCTTCGTCAGGATCTCTTCGCGTTTCGCCAGACCCTCTGCGAGCGCGCGCCCGGCCGGCGGGAGATCCCCCGCCTCGGCCGCTTTGTTCAGCTCATCGACCGCCGCCCTGACCGCGACGACGGACTGCCCGTCGACCCGTTCCAGGAGCTGTTCATGTTCGAAGCGCTCTGCGATCTCGGCCCGCTTCTTCGGGTCCGAGAGCAGCGGCGCTAGGGCGACGACGTTCTCGATCTCCTCCTGCGTTGGCTGCTGACCCTTGTCCCAGGCCGTCTTGACTTTCGTCCAGACCTCCTCGACCTCGGAGTTGAACTTCGCCTGGAGCTGCTTCACCGCCGACGCATAGACAGGGCCGCTCGAAAGCCCAGACACCGCGCCGCGCACGATGTCCGCCTCGCGCTGGCGACGGCCGGCATTGACCCCGTCGTTGTCGCGCTTCAGCCCTTCTATCGCGCGGGCGATCGCTTCCGTGTCCGTCGTCTCTCGGATGACCCGTGCGACCCGATCCGGCAAGGAACCATAGTTGTAGGCGACAGATGTGAGCGCCGTCTGGGCGTTTGGGGTCAGGCTGTTCCAGGCGTCCTCTCCGATTTCCTGCCGGATGCCCTGCTGGAACTCGCCAATTCGGCGGGTCAGATCCCGTTCCGCGTCCTCCCGAGAAACCGTCATACTTGGCGTCACCCGGACCACCGTCCCATCCGCCCGGGTGATGGTGTCCGAGCCGTAGCCGACGCGGTGCGCGTTCACGTCCCAATAGGGCGACGACCGGAATCCTTCGAACTCACGGATGACGGCAGCCGCCTGGACATCGCCGCTGGCTGCCCCTTTCCGCAACCTCGCTATGGCAGCGGTTTTCTCGACCGCTGTCCCTGACCGCAGGATAGGCGCGATCTCGTTGACAACACGCGCCGTCTCAAGCTGGGTGACCTTGGCATACTGCCGGTACTGCCGCAGCGTCGCGATCGTATCATCGACCGTGCGCGGATCGACCCTATCCTCACTGTTCAGGGCCGTGATCAGAAGGTCTGCCTGATCGGCCGCCTGCCGGATGGTCTCCTGACGGACAGCCGCGGCAGCCTGCGTCCGAGCGGTGATCGCGCCAAGATACTTCGCCCGCTGGTCCGGAGGAAGTTTCAAGTCCGCTGCGTTGAGCCGCTCCTCCGCTTCTCGCAGCGTCCCAGCCAGATCGCCCGTCTCAAGGTACTGCCGCCGGTACTGTCCGACGATGGCGAGCGCCTTCAGGTGCTCCCCTGTTCGGCCGTTGTCGACCCCGGCCTGCTCCGGCGAATAGGCGAACTTCGGGTTTGCCGCGCGCTGGGCGCGAAGGTCGACGAGCTCCTGTTGCTTCTCCAGGAATTCCGGTGTGTTGACACCGCCCTGTTCAGCCAGCCCCTCAAGCTGGTCCATCAGCTGCTCTTCGCGGGCCTTCAGGTCGTTGGTGAAGCGTGCGAAGTCCGTGCGCTCCTTGTCGACCATCATGCCACGGGCCAACTGCCCGGCGACGCTTCCGGCCTCCTGCTGGATCAATGGGCGGAGGAACGCATCCCCGCCTTTCCCAACCGTCCGGACATAAGCATCTGCTGCCTTCTGGAACTCGTCGGGTCGGCCGTCGTACTCGAGACGGAGTTGCGTCAGGTCGTTGCTGACTTTCGTCCGGGCCATGGCAAGGCCGGAGATTTGGGCGGCATGGTTGTAGGCCCGGTCGCCCTGCGTGAACTCGAACCAACGCCGGTTGACCTGAACGTTCCCGTCCTTGTCCATCTCCACGGCCGCTGCGCCCGCCGCTTCCTGCAGCGGCATCGTCGCCTGCTCAAGACGATCTCCGAGGAAGCCCAGCGCCCGTGCCGTCATTGTGTAGGGGGCGACGACCTCAGCTGTAGAGACCCGGTTCTCAGGCAAGGAGGCAAGGCTCGCCTGGGGGCGACGGGCGCCGGACGCTTGAAGGATATCGACCATCAGACCTTACCTCGGAAGCCCACGGGCAATTGCCTGCCCAGCGCTCAGGGCATCCGGCAGGATCTTCAGAATGCTGGCATCCATCGCGCGCCGTCCGGCCTCGTAGGCCATCGCCGCGTCGGAGTCGGCGGTAATTGCCCTAAGCATCTCGTTCGAGACGGCGGTCTGCCGGGCGCGCGAATTGATCTGCTCCGCCTTGCTGATGAGGGCACGTGACGTGGCACTATCCACCCCTCGGTTCTGTCCCGCGGTGATCGCGTTAATGTTGGCCAACGTCGTCGCCAATTCGTCGCGATAGGTCGCATCCGTCTGGATCGCCCGCACGCGGCCGGTCTCCGCGGCCATCTTGTAGCGGAGCGACTTGAGCTGCCCATCGAGCTTTGCAGAGCGGCCTTCGGCCAGTCCACCGGCTATCCGCAGTCCGGAAGATGCGACAGTCGAAGCCGCTGCCGCCATGGAAATTGGCTCGCCCATCAGACGGTCACCTCGCTTGTCAATTCCAGGATCGTGAGCGGCCCAGGCAGGGTCTGCTTCACGGACCAGCGCGGGTCCCACTCGCGACCCAGCACGCGCGCCCGATAGGTCTCATCCCGCAGGGGCGGCGCCTCTTCCTCGTTCTCGCCAGCATTCCAGAACGGCACGAGGCGCCCAGCCACTTCAATGGCCTGCGACCGCTGCACCACCGCAGCAACCTGCGTCAGCCGCCGGCGGCGGAGCCGCTGCTTCCGGGACTGTCCCTCCTGCGATTGTGGGACAAACGGTTCAACCTCGACTGTGAAGTTGAAGCCGCCCATCAATCCGACTGCGTTCGCGACTGGGATAGACCCAGAGAGGGAGCCATCAGACTGGACGACATAATCGCCCCGATACCATCCCTCCCGAACCACGCTCAGCGTTACACCGGCCGCCCAGTTGAAGGCGTAAGAAGCATCGACGAGCAGCGCCTCACCGGTTTCGGTCGTGAACTGCGTCCAGTTCTCCAGCTCAAGCGGCGAGTGCCCTGTGGCACTCGCCAAGGAGAGGGACGCATCGAGGAGCAGATCCTCATCGAACGACTCGGTGTAGCGAAGGATGCCCGCACCGGTCTGATAGGACGCATTGACGATGACCTCAGACCCAGCCGCACTCGCCCACTGAACAGCGCCGAGCCCGTCCCACGGAACCCAGCCGACCCACTTCTGCCGGCGGTCGTACCGCGCTACGGCCATAGTTCCATCGACATTGACAGCGTAGAGATAGCGCTCGGGGGCTGCGACATCGGAAGAAGTCACAGCAAGGCATACCGGGCTCTTGATCAGCGGCCCGTGAAACTCCGTCAAGTCATCGACGACATACGGCGCTGCGCTCTGCCCGGTCGCAATCACCGCGAGGATTCGCGTCCGGCCCGCGTTCACATACACGAGCCCCTGCGTTGTATCCTGCGGGCGGATCGGAGCTGCGGCGTCCTTGGAGATCTTGCGAAACTCGATCGATCCGGGCCGCAGCGGATTGGCCGCCGAGATTGGGATGTAGTAGACACCCGTATCCGTGAACACGAACTCATCCGCGCCACCAAGCACGTCGAGCACTTGGCAGTTTTCCGGGACATACTCAAAAATTGCATCGTCCGCGTCGGCCCCGACCAGGAAGTCATTGAGTGTGCCGACCGCTGACCAGCAGATCCCGGGCCCATACTGCGGGAAGTTCGCCAGGATGAGCCGTTGGGCATCCGAGCGGACGATACCCGGCCAGCCGCGGTAGTCCGACATCAGGGCCTCTTCCCATTGGGTCGTCGGGGCCGGGTCGATCTCATCTTGGGCGGTGATCTTCATTTTGGACCGAGGGCCAGCGATAGCCTCTCCAGTCCCCTCAGGAGTGCCTCCGGTTAGGTCGAAACCATTCCAGTTCTGCGCGATCAGGACATTGGCGGTATCCTGGTTGATCCGCGTCACCTGCCCCTTCGTGCCACTGGTGATGCCCTCGATAACGTCGCCTACTTCCAACCCGTTGGTACTATCCACCTGGATCCGATAGGTCGGAGGTAGCTTTTCGATGACATCTGCTTTGGCGGATGTCGGCGACATGACCTGCGTAACTCGGACTTGCCGCCCCGCATAGCGAAAGCGAACCCCGACGTGCGCACTCGAAAGCACTGGGCCGGAGAACGTCAGCGTGACATTCCCACTCCTAGCGCTCGGCTGCATTGTGATCCCGCTGCCGGGGAAATACTGGTGATACGGCTCACGACGTCCCCCGGTCTCATCCAGGGCGAACGTGAACGGAGCATGTGACCAGACCCGGGCAACCGCGTCGTAGGAGAACACCTGCGGCCGCATCTTCTGATGAGCCACGATGACATTCCCGCCGCTGACGTCGTAACGGAGATCTCTCAACCAACTGGCGTTCCACGGCAAGCCCGTGAACACGGCCGATTCCGCGAGGCCTTCGCTTCGGAAGATCACCTGTCCCGGCTCAAAGGTCATGTACCAGTACTCGTTGACGGCTGGCCGAATGCGCTCCGTGATACCCGACGTGGCAAAAAGGAGACGTCGGCCAGGCCTGCGCGCGATAGCGCCTGTGTTCAACAGCCGGACGTTGCGGGCGGTCCGAAGCCCTGCCTGCATGATATCAGTGTCGTCACGGCGAAGAGCCGTCGGGTCGAGCTGCCCGGCCGAGAAGTCGCGCTGCGCCTTGACCTCGCGATCCATGGCCATGGCTTAGCTCCCATACGGGAACCGGGCAGCCGGGCGCCGGAACCCGCGCCGACGGTCCGCTGTCCGCGACCTCAGAATAACCCGGCGCCCCTCCTCCTGATCGGACTGAGACCGGAACTCAGCCAGTTCGGCATCAACGCGATTGTCACGGGCCCTGGCCTCGGCCGTGTCCTCGTTGAGCCCCCGCAGAAGGTGCGCTTCCACCTTCATGGTCAGGATCTCGACAAAGCCATCCGGCCACTGTTCCGGCGATGGAGTACGGACGTACTTGACCGACATCCCCGCGTCGTAGGCGCAGCAGATCCGGTGATCGACGATCTCGTATTGCGTGAGGGGATAGCCGTTCAGGTACACCCCAGCGACGTGCAGGCAGTCGGCCGGCAGGGCGTACGCCTTAGAGTAAAGGGCAAGCGCCGATGGCGACTGAGGAAGAAGGCCCGCCAAGTCGGCCGTCGTGGTCGCGAAGTTCCACCGATGCTTGCTTAGCAGGTATTGGACCGCGCGCCGGTAGGCCGAGTCGGCCGCCTGCCATTCCGGCGAGCCGTCGTACTCGAAATTGAGCGGGCTGTTGCCCGTAGCGAGCAACGCGTCGTTGATGATAGTGAGCCGGTCCGTCATGCCAACACGGTGCGGCAAGTGCCGTCGCCGTGCACCGCACACGTAGGCTATGCCTCACTGGCAGCGAAACTGGCTATCATACTACTCGCACTGATGGCGGACGAAGTGCTGCAACCTGCATGGCATGCACCGAACAAACTTTCGAAGAAAATGAAGGCAGGGCCGAGCAGCTATCTCAGACCAAAATGAAGTCTGTATGCTTGAGTTTTAAGTTTGCGCTAATTTGTGCGAACTGTTTAGACGCTGCAGGCCCAGTGCCATCAGGATCGTAGTAAAGTCGCCCGTCGTCCCTATCGTAGATAATGCGATCTGATCTATCGTGGGCCTTACCGCTGGAGCTTGCCCAGTAAGCGTTCTTACTTAAAGTTTCTCCAGCGCCAACTTTCGGAAAAGCTGAGCGGAAAAGATAGATGTAATCGTGTTTGACGTTGAAATCTAAGATCTTGTCAATGTTTGTTCTCGAAGGCTTTTCGGCGAAGACAAATCCATCGTATCCAGAGCCACCTCTCAGTGCATCTTTGCCAGCACCGCCAAAAAGTAAGTCATCGCCGTTGCCCCCAGAGAGCGTATCATTGCCTCCCATCCCAAACAAAGAATCGTCTCCTCCTAAGCCATAGATCTTGTCATTGCCATCAAATCCATAAATATTGTCGTCACCGTCTGTCCCGTAAATAATGTCCGACCGATTGGTTCCATCAATATCTGCTTCGTTTACGGGTGGCTGTTCTCCACCTGTGTTGGGCTGGGTCGTCTGCCATTCCCAAACATCTAGGCTAAGGGTGTATCCCAACTGGGACGGAAAGCCGCCGTCGATATTACGAATATCAACCTTGATGATGTAGTCACCAGCACCTACACCCCACTCTGCCTCGACGCCGAACGTTGTATTCGGACTTGGGAAGCGCACAGCTTCAGATCCGACAGCCTCCTGTCCAACGGTTTGGCCACTCAGAACAGTAGCGTTCAGAATGGTTGCCTCGTACTGAACAGCGATGTTGTTTGCGTTGTCGGTCCAATCAATCTTCAATCGTACCTTAGTTACGCCCTCAGGTACAGAAAATTTGAAGTAATCAACCGGATCGATATCGGACGAGTTCGAATTTGCGCTATCAATTTCAATAAAATTATTAGAGAAAATCGGATAAACGGACTGATAACCTGGCGGCATAACTGCCCCAAGGTATGTTGCAGTCTCGGGCGTATCGTTGCTTCCAAGGCGGTCAGACATCAGTTTTTCTCCGATAGAGCCGCACTCTTCCATTTTCGTAACGCAGGACTGGGCAGTGGGTCGTTTCAATACGACATCAGATCGAAATGTTTTTATACTACCCTTGTGGCTTAGTAGGCTGGACTAGGGCCTGCATCTCGTGCGCATACAGGCTAGGTCGATACCACAACCACATCGCGGCGGTTCGCAGCCCCTAAATAGAAAAGGCCGGGCACATGGCCCGGCCTCCCCTCTGCCCCCAACCCTATAACAGGATTACCCGGCCTTGAGCTCCTCGAGTTTCTTCTCGGCCTCATCCTTCGTCAGTCCTTCGACCAGCTCGGTATCACCGCGCATGACGGAGTAGCTACCCCGCCCGCGATGGACGACCCTCAGTTCGTTAGCCGGCGGCTCGTCGGGCTTCTTCTCGGCCGCCGCGGGCCAAGGCTTGAACGACCACTCGTCGGGGTGGTTGTTCACCGCCTCGCGAGCACTGATCGTGTAGGTCTCGGTTTCACCGTGGACCTTGTGATAAATTTTTACTGTGCTTGGCATCGTCGCCTCTCAATTGCCCTCTGGTGAGCGCGCCCTTAGGCGCACTCGCTCAGGTATGCCGTGCAGGTGATCGACGGCGTTGTGCCGGACGCCACGAGGCGCAGCCGCACGAACTCGAACTCGTCGATCAGATCGTTCGAGACCGGGATCGCATAGCGACCGACCGGAGAGGTTCGGGCGCCGCCGGCGCGAACCGACGTATGACCCAGCTCGATCAGCGCCAGGTTCTCGACGGGCTGGCCCGAGAACGTGTTCACCGAGCAGCCCTGAAGCGCGAGGCTGTACTTCTGATCGGCCGCGACATTGAGCGCGCTCACGTCGACGACGAGAGCCATATCCTGGCGGCCCTTGCCAATCTTGAGAACCACGTCCTGAGCGTTCTTCTGGAAGTTGCCGGTTGCGGTAAGGGTGACGTCCTCGCCAAACAGCGTATTGACGTCAAGTGGGTAGTAACGCTTTGCCATTGGTTCCTCCTGAAACCTGTCCCCAAGGAGAAGCCCGGCCGAAGCCGGGCCTGCCCATTACTTCGTGAAGGCCCCGTAGGCGCAGCTCGTCAGGCGGCCGATGGAATATTCCTTCGAGACCATACCCCAGTCCCATTTGACGTGCGTCGAGAGGAGCGGGATGCCCGGGAGTTGGCCCTCGTCGCGGACCGAGATCGGCACGCCCTCGATCATGAACACGCCGTCATCCGACATGCTCACGCAGTAGATCGAGGAACACTGAGCCGCGCCGCCACCCTGTCCTACCTCGTTGAACGGCAGGATCGACGCGTCCCGGGACTTCGGATAGCCGAAGAGGATCGGGAGCCCGTTGAACGCCAGAACCTTGCGCCCAAAGGGGTCTTCGGCGTTGTAGTTCAAGACGTTGTTCGTGATCGTCGGGTCCGCCGCCGCCGTCTCCAGCAAGGGCTTCCAGGCGCGATCCATGATCCAGTGCGTCGGATCCTTCACCTCGTTTTGAAGCTCGCGCAGCTTGCCGAAGGAGGGAGGAGCGCCACCGGCGGCAGTGGAGTTGTGGATCGTCGTCTGGTCCGACTTCGCCGCGCGCGCCTTGAGGCCGTTCGGCTCGCGCTGGTTCGAGGTGTTGTCCCCGAGGAGGAAAGAACGCGTGAAGTTGCGGGCCATGGCCTTGACCTTCATCGCCTCCTGCTCGGAGCGATGACGCGGACCCAGTTCGTCCACAATCGCGCGGTCGACCTTAATATACTCGTCGATCAGAAAGACGCCCTCTTCCTGGCGGGAAGTGCGGCCCTGGCTCTCGTTGCCGGGCTCGTTGTAGGCACGGAACTTGGAGTCGGGGAGTTCCTCCTCCTGAAAGTACACGTGCTTGCCCTTGTTCGCACCTCGTACCACGACGGCCGACATCACGTCGGACTCGCGGACGAACGTCTCGACAAACGCCCGCTCCATCGAGCCTTCCTCGAGGCCCTGAGAGTACTGGACGAGTGTTAGTGCCTTATCGAATTCACCGGCCATAGGAGCCCCCTTTACCTGTTGCCACCAGCGGCCTTAGCGCGCGCCGCATCGATCTTTTCGGCTGGGCTCATCTTGTCCCAGCCGTCTATCGCGCCCGAGGCTCCGTTCGCCCGGCCCGATTGTGAAAAGCCTGGCATACCGCCAGACGAACTGTTGCGGATGATCCGCTCGAAGCCTTCGACCGCCTTCGCGACGGGCAGCATGTGCTTGAAGATGTCGAGGTATTCGGGACCAAGCTTCGCCGCGATCCAGTTCTCGACGGCGGCACGGCGGTCCGCTGCCTTCGGGCCGAGGGCTTTGTCCTGCGCCTCGATAGCAGCCGCTTCGCGCTCCGCCGTCGCCTGCATGTTCGCGACCTGGGCCTGAATGAACGGCTTGAGCATCAGGTTCTCGAAGCCGGCCTGATCCAGCCCGAGGGAGTGCGCGATCTGCCGGCCGAGACCGACCATCGGATCGTTCTCGTCGAACTCGAACGCCACGCCTTCGGGCAGTTCGAGATCCTTCGGGAGTTGCAGCTGATAGCCGTCCGGCTTCTCCGGGGCAGCTGCTCGGCGCGAAACCTCGCCTGCCTTGAAGGCGGCAAGCTCATCGACATAGGCCTTGAAGTCGGCTCCCTTCGGCGCCCCGGCTTCCGGATCCCAGAACTGCTCCGGAAGCCAGTCCGGCCGTTCGGGCTTACTCGCCCCGCCGTCGTTGCCGCCGCCAGAGGCACCTTCGCCGCTGGCGCCCTTACCGGTATCGGATCCGGAGCCGACGGCCCCAGCGTCGCCACCTTCTCCCGCTCCGCCTTCGCCCCCCTCAGGTGCCAGGAAGATGCGCGGGCCGACGCCGCTCGAAAGCAGCCAGCTAATCGACCCGGCGCGCGGCGCCACGTGGGCGGCGCTCACTGGGACGAGAGGCCGCGAGCTTGCGCCCGCGCTCGACAGCGGCGTCGTCAGGTTCGGTTCGGGGTTCCGTTTGTGGTCCGTCAAGGTCGCTCACCGCGAAGTTGATCAATTCGCGAGCAAGCCTCCTACGGCCGTTGTGATCCTGCACCGCACAGGTCGGAGCATCCATCGGCAGGACCTCCATTTGAACCTGCCGAAGCCAGAGAATGGCCAACTTGTGGTCATTCGGCTGCTGCCTGCCCGTCAGGATCCGGGTCCAGGCGTCTTTCAACTCTTGAGGCTCGATGATCATGCTGTCGGCGCTCCGGGCGGTGCCCCACCGCCGGGGCCGATCATGGAGCCGACCGTCTCAACGGCCTGTTTCATCTCGTCCTGCGAGCGGATCTTCACGACCTTGTCGCGGAGCTTCTTCTTGAGATTGCTGAGCGTCTCCAGCGGATCGATCGCCACTTGGCTGATCTCCGGGAAATAGTTCCGGGCCATCTCGAGGAGACGGCTTGCGATCATCGCGTCCTGCTGGTCCTGGGCGACCTCGGTCGGGTCATAAGGCACAAGAGACAGCACCTTGCCGTTGACCTTCACCGGCTCGATCTTGCCTCGCTTCTCCAGCAGGAACTTGAACCGGAGGAAGACCTGGGCCGGGAACTCACGCCAGAAGATCGCGCCGGGCGTGCCGATGCGCTTCTTGGTCCGCTGCAGCTCGTCGAGCCACTGTTCAGCGGTCGGAGGCGTCTTGCCGAGCTGCTCCGGGAAATCCACGAAGTGCAGCCGGCGGATCCGCTCCTCGATTTTCGCCGTCTCGAACTCGGCAAAATCGACGTTGCCCTCGAACGAGAGCTTCACGAAGTCCCGCCCGCTACCCGGCCGGGACGGATAGCCCATTCCTGGCTCGATGCCGCCGCTGAAATTCGTGATCCCGTCATCCGGATAGGAGAATGGAGGATGGATCTGGAAATCGGCGTTTTCGATCTTGAGCGCCTCGGTCTCATCCAGGCGCCTCAGCTCTGGAAGGCTCTTGATGGTTGGGCCAGTGCCGAATGCGTACATGGTATCGGGATCGAAGCGGCCGACGATCAGCGGGCAAGAGCCCTCCCCCACGAACTCGCCATCCCAGACCTTCTTGTTGCCGACCAGGATCACGCCCTGCCAGACCACATCATCGGTCCGATCCCACTTGCGCCAGAAGCCCCACTGCACCTTGCAGCGCTCGTTGGGCTTGTCCTTGATCTTCTTCTCGATTTCGGCCGGCAGTGGGACGTTCGGCAAAAGCGCCTTCACGTGCTTGTGCCGGGTGTGGCGGACCACGAAACGGTCATCGACCTCACCAAAGGGGCCGACGTTGATTTCGAGCTCCCGAAGAGGAATCGGCTGGCAGACAATGGGCTCGGCCGGTCGTAGATCGTCGATCCACATCGCACACGTCCCGACCGGCAGATCCGGGAAGAACGTCAGGGCCGCCGCCGCATAGAAGTTCGAGGCCTTGATCGCCTCGTGGATCGTCGTGGACTGGGCTGTGACGTCTTCTTCGACCTCGTCCCACGCATCCTCGTCGAGATCAACGCCCGGCTTCTGCTGGGCCCATTCGATCGCCTGCGGGATGAAGGTGTTGACCATCTCGGTCGCGAAGTCCTGCGCGACCTCCATGCCAAGGGAGGTTTGCAGTTCCGCCGGGTCCTCCGGCTTGGTCTGGGTCGGCGAAGTCTGCGAGGAGACGTCGCGGCACCGTTGGGGCGCCGTGAAAAAATAGGCCTCGCGGATGTCGCGCTCGAACATGGCCTTTTGGGCGCGGCAGTCTTTCAGCCGATCGAGGGCTTCCTTTTCGAGCGCGTTCTCCGCCATCGGGGCTTACCTCACCGCCGCGCGGCTGCCGGTTCCGGCCAGGAGCGCCCGGGTACCGAAGACGCGGGCGAGCCGGTTCGTTTCGCTTTGAAGCGTATCCTGAAGCGAGGCGACCTGCTGGGACTCCGCAATCCCACGCTGCCTATCCAGCTGCTGCTGCTGCCGGATCGCTTGAGCCGTCGCCTGGTTCCGGGCCGCCGTCCCGCTCGGCGCAAATGTGTTGCCCATAATCTACCTCCACCGCTCCATGGCGGAGACATTGCCGGAAAAGACCATCCGGGCGCACCGCACACCCAGGCACCCCGACCAGATGGGCGATTGCAGGCACGCACCAGAAACCCAGCCGGAACCAGCGAGACACCTTCCCCCGCGGCTTCATCGCGAGCGTGACACCCTGCCCCGACAGCCGCATGATCTCCTCCTGAGCGGCGACCGTACCCGCCGGGAGGATCGCAATTCGGGTGCTCCCAAGGCTGACGTCGTAGAACACCCACATCCCCTGATCCGGCACCCAGCCATAGGCCGTCACGTGCTTGAACCGGCCGAGCGCCAGGAGATCGAGCCACCAGGTGCGCGCCCGGTCCTGAAAGACGAGAAACCACATCGTCGGCTCGATCGCGACGCGGGAGGTATCGCCGTCAGCCATCAGACCCTCCGCAGGGATCGGCGGCCTTGCCGGGTCTGGACCGGAGCCGCCTGCATGTTGCTGGGGCGCTCCCGCCCGGTCATAACCCGGCCCTCGCCCGCACCCAGGATCAGGTATTGCAGGGCGTCGCAAGGATGCGAGTACCGGTTCTTCGCGGGCTCCGCCTTCACCGTGTCGCCCTTCTTGAAGTGGTACCCGCCGGCCATGCCCATCTTGAGCGTCCGGCAGTTCGGGGAGAGCAGGAACCGGGGCATGCCGTCGCGCATGCCGTTGAGAACGAACTCGACGGCCTCGATGCGGGTCTGAATGGAGTTCGAGGGAATCGGTGCCGGCGTGACACGCATCCCGTGATCCCGGAACACGTCATAGGCCGTCTGCTCGTCGGCCTGCGTCTTGTCCTGTCCCTTCGGATCGCCATAGAGCCGGAGCCGTCCGGTGCTCACCGCCTTTTCCAGAGCCGTGATGCTGTCGCCGTCGACCAGCCCCGGGCAATTCTGGAACAGCCAGCGGCGTAGGATCGGCGCGAACGTGGTCGCGCCCATGTCGTTGCCGATGACCTCGCCTATGATCACCCAGCGGTCATTGATGATCTGGCCGATGACCGCCGCCGGCGTGCGCCCGAAGTCCATGCCCACATAGAGCGGGTGCCCCGGATTGTATTTCAGAACCTGCTTGGCGACGTGCGTCTCCTCGACGAACATCGGCCAGACCGGCGTTCCCTCGATGGGCGCGGTGATCCGGTTCATGATGCGGCTGTCGATCCAGCGCTTCGACTTGCCCTTGATCGTCTCAAGGTAGAGCGGCCGCCCGTTGATCTTCGGGATCCACTTCAGGTTCTCGGCTTCCGGGTTGAGCTCATAGTCGACGACCGTCTTCCCGTCCGAGCCGAACTTCTCGATCAGCCCAGTTGGCTGGACGAAGTAATCCCAGCCCTCCGGCCACCGGTACTGCTGCCGCTCCTCCTCGGGCATGTCCTCCGGGAGAGGGACCTCCCCGGCCATCATGACCACCCAGTTATCCTCGGACGGAGCGTTCATGTCCCCGATCACACCGGACCAGGTCGCGCCGCCATCCTTGATCGCCGGATAGTAGCCAGCACGCGACTCGGCCTCGTCGAACAGTTCCTTCGGGATGTATTCCAGCTCGTTGAACCAGATGCCCGTCCACTCAGTCGACCGGAGCTTGTTCACGTCCTCGGCCTTGTCGAGGGCGATGAATACGACCTCCGCGACCACATCCCCCTTGCGCAGCGTGTGCACCATCGGCTTCGACCAGATGAACCGGCCGAAATCCTTCTCCGGGAACCAGGCCAGCCAGGTCTTCACCGTCGACTGCTGCAGGTCCGGGTAGGTGTTGCGCACGATGGCCCAGCGCGTCCGCCGCAAGCCATCCGGCCCGGGCGCCTGCTCGCACGCCCGCCGGTAGATCTCCATACAGGACATCGACGACGTGCCCGAACGGATCGGCCCGCGGATGATGCGCACGCGGGCATTCGACTTCATGAAGCCGCGGAGCACCTTGCCATCCGGCACGTAGATCGGCCGCCCTTCTGGATCGCGATGGATCTGCGGCGGCGGATCCACTTCGAGCAGGTCGCTCATCGCTGCTCCGGAAGCTTGAGAGCGAGAACGCAGGCGGCGTGATCGTCTCCGGCATTCGTTGCCATGCCCTTGAGGACGCGCGCGGCTTGCTCAAGCGCCTCGTTGAACCCGCGCCGGTACTCGGTAGTCATGGCACAGGCCACTGCATGCACCCAGGACCTCTGGACCAAGCCCTGGTCGCCCGCATCGAGCATCATCTCTGCGACGGCCAGATGTTCCGGCATTGGCTCCATTACTGGTTCTGGCCTAGGGAACTGGATCACGTTGTCGCTCACTGCACGGTCTCCACCACAGCCGCCACAAAATCCGCATCCGGATCGGCCGCACGCGCCGTCTGCGCCTCGGCAATCAGCGCCGGCCGCTTCCAGGCCTTCAGCCGGAACTTCGCTCGAGCGTGCATGCACAGGATCGCCGGCTGCTTCCGAGGGTGCAGCACGAGGAACTGCTTCCAGCGCCACTGCTTCGCGGTCTCGTCGCGTTCGAGGGGGACGGTTCTCATGACGCAGGCTCCAGCGGTACCGTCTGCCCCGCCAGCTCGTGCGTGCAGTCCCCGAGGAATTGAATGTTGCCGTCCGTCACGAAGGAGTGGCAGACGGAGCACTTGAAGGGGGCCGGGTTGTCCGGGTTGTCGCGGTTGTAGGTGCACCAGCAAGAGCCATCGAAAACCGATGCATAATGGCCGCTGCGGATCAGGACGCTCGGGGTGAAGGTCGGCTTCTCATAATTGCCGTTGAAGCCCCACCTCGGCCCTTCGCCCTCGCCGACGCGCACCATGTGGTTCTCTTTGCAACCTGGGCAGTGAAACACGAGGCCACCACCTTCAACAGTTCGGAGTACGCCGCGAGCAGTCATCTCAACCCTCGAATGTTTTGAACCCAGAAAAATCTGACGACCGACCCCCGACGTTTTCGGAGGAAAATTGCGTGTGGGGTTTAGGAGCTGCTGTGTGCGCGCTGGGTTTTCCCCCACCCCCTCCCATGCCGGGCTCAGGCGAAACGCAGGCACCATGGCCAGCAGCAACGAATGCACACACCGGGCGCTCGGGCCGGGCGGATGGGATGCCGACCGGAGGATGTGCACCGCAACAGGATGCCCGATTGAGCGTGTTACCGTCAGACATCGGTAACGCCCTCTCGATCTATCAACGACTTAGCGCCCACTGCACTGCGATCTGAGATCACTTTCGGCCCTTCAGAGGGGCCTTCGAGGTTGATCACGTAGCCCGCGATCACGGTCGGGCCGTTGAAGTTGTTTGTCGTTCCGCCCTCGGAACCACCGTCCAGATACCGAGCTGCTTCGAGAGCAACTTTCTTGCTCGCGGCCGTTGCGCCATCGGTCATCCCATCGTCCCTGATGGAGACCGCGAGGAGAATGTTGCGGGCTCTCTCGCTCTCCCGAAGCTCCTCAATCTCCTGGAAGAACTGCTTACGGACGGCAGGATCTCTCAGGATGAGGCGGGCCCGTTTACGCCTGAGACCGACAGCGTCGGCAGCGTCATTGAGCTTCTGTCCTTCGACCATGAGATCGAGGAAGCGCCTGACCTTGGGGATGGCGAGGACGGTTCGTCCTTTTGCGTCGAGCTTAGGGAGTGCTGTCTGTGCCATTGATCATCTACCCCAATGGATTGGGGTTCGTTCGCTGGTCGCTCACTTCCCGATGAGAAGAACGCGGGCGTGCGGGGCGACGCGGGGGATAATGGGTCTGATTGCTGGCTCTTGGCACCGCACAGGATCGATGCTCACGCACACGAGGCTGATTTCCTCGCAATTTCAATCTCTTAGGAAATCGCCTTCGAAACGATTGCGGCCTTGGTCTTGAAGCTTGGCCCTCTTGACACGCGAATGGCCGGGTTGACACTTGTCAACCATGACGGACGAGCTGACACGGGCTGTTGGGCTAGAGCTGCTGAGGCGGGGCGAGATCACTATGGCCGAGGCGGCGGAGATGGCCGGCGTCTCAAGGCAGGCGATCTACAAGATGTGCCAACGGGCCGGTATCGATCCGATCAAGGCCAGGCGGGCACTGGTCGAACGTCGGACGGTGCAGGTGACGCGCGTCACGGCTGGCAGGCCGTATCAGGCGCCGATGAGCAAAAGGCAGCTAGGAGCTATGGCGACAAGGCTAGCCCGCATTAAGAATGAACCGGCAAACAAGCCGCGACAGAAGCGGAAATGATTTCGCTCACTAACGAAGTTGGTATGCGTCAATGGAAATAAGCTGCTGCTTTCTTCAGCCCCCCGTTTGGTTTGGAACTGAGCCCCCGCAGTTCCCTCATCCGTTCAACAAAGAGTGCTTCAATCAAGAGATTGGCAGATGGACGACCTCAGCCGGTCATCAGATTAGCGCACGGCGAGGCGGACTGCTCATGTATGCATTCTCGGGTAATGAACTCAACCCGCCGAAGCATCCTCAGTCGCAAGCCGAGCGTGTCGCCCACTATACTGCGCTCACAAAGCGGCTAGTTTTGATCAACACCCATCTGGTTGCATTATATTCTTCGCTCAGAACGATTGATGGGGCAGTTATTCCCAAGATGCTAGCCACACCCCATCTTTTGATATCGTCAAGTGATTTTGATATGACTAACATGGGATGGGGTGGGATGGCACGAAATGTTGCGCTTGACCGTCTCATGCTAGCTCCACTCCTAGATCCCCCACAGGGTGCCGAACGTCTGGCCGATCCAATCTATTCCCGGCAATCCACGATTTCGGCAGAGGTTATCGCCGCGAGCATCGACCTCTTTGAAGCGATCACAACCCACGAGCTCGCGATTTTACCAGAGCTGATCGATCTACTCCTTCGAGCTGCTGTAGCTTTTGAAACCCATGACTTCCCAGCGAGCTTGATTACGAGTTGGGCGGTGACAGAAAAACTTGGCAACGTGCAATGGGACAGGTTCCTGAAGGACAAGAAATTCAACAAGAGAAGGCGTGAGTTGCTACTCGACTCCAGGACCTATTCGGCCGCAGTTCGCCTTGAAGTACTCGAACTAAGTGGCTTTATCTCAGAGGACCTTTACACGCGCACGAACGATATCAGGCGAGCTCGGAACAACTGGATACACTCTCTAGCTCGAATTGAATCAGACGATGCAAACGATGCGTTGTTTGCCGCACTCGACTGGGTGTCCCTTGTGTCAGGAATACGGATCAATTTGCCGGTCCTCCGATCATTCGGAGCTATCTAGAATGGTAGACGCGCTGGCTCACGAAACCACCCTTCTCCTAGCCCGTTACCCACCCCGTAGGAGCCCCCCAACCTTCACCCTTTCAGCCCCTCCCGCGACGACATCCCGCGCGAGGGGCTTTTCTTATGAGCGAGCGCTCAGCCCCATCAGGGGTTTACGCGCCGCCCAATTGGGGATCGTCTTGACGTTCCGTCCTCCGCACTTGGAGCAACGGAGTTTCAAACCGACATCGGGAACCGGCACGTCATCCGGCCAACCATCCACTCTGACGATAGCCTCATGGCCGCAGCCGTGCCTCTCGCATATGGCCTCGACCGAACGGGCCCCGTGCTCCCGCATGCCGGCGAGCGTCATCGGCCGGATCTCATTCCCGTCATTGTCATACGCTCGACGGGGGTTCTTAGTCTGGTTCAAAGTAATGTCCACATCGGCCCTGGTGGCATCGGCAGGGTGCGGTAGGATTCGCCTTTAGCCGCGCGCTTGACCGACCATCGGTGGGCGCCCAGCTCCTTCGCCAACGCCGTAAAGTCCCTGTTCCCGCGGATGTATTCGAGACGGGCGCTAAGAACCTGCTCGACGGTCAATGCAGCGTTCTTCTTGAGCCCGATGCGCTTGAACCGTCGCCTCATCAGCAGAACTCCTCGTCTGCCGTCGGGATCGTGCCCTTCTGCGCGATAATCACAGCGTCTTCGAACTCGCCTGTGGTCGGGTTCCCAGTCCTGGAGAACGCAAGACCGCCGACTTTGCTATCTGGAAGCCGCTCAATCGCGAGCTTTGCTGCTGCGGCACTTGGCATTTCACGCGGCTCGTCTGCAATGATCTCGCCGTCGTACCAGCTGAATGTCTGCAATACGTGGTAGGTGATGTTCTGCCCTTCGGTGTGTCCCATCATGCACCTCTGAAAATGAGAACATAATGGGAACATCGGCCTACCCCTGGGTCAACCTGACACATCTACCAAAGGGTTGTGGATATCGTGAACAAACGATGAACGCCAGGACGCCACACCCTTCCAATCAACCACACATGAGATTGCAAACCTCTTGCACGGTAGACATCCAAAGAAGCAGAATAGGAAAAAAGGGGGGCACAATGCCGTTCTATATTCGCAAATCGATCAGTGCTGGCCCGTTTCGCTTCAACCTTTCAAAAAGTGGCGTCGGACTGTCGGTCGGCATCAAAGGTCTTCGGGTCGGCGTTGGTCCGCGAGGGCATTACATCCACGCTGGACGCGGAGGCCTTTATTACCGTGCCTCGCTTGGCCCTGCCGGGCAGAGGCCTCGAAGTACACAACAAGCGCTAGACCTCCAAAACGTCGACCGTACTCAAGTAGAACCGCAGCAGAGTGTTCGCGCACATCCTGATGTCGAGATGATTGAAGTCGACTCAGGCGATGTCTTAGCCATGCGGGATGAAAATTTCGCAGAACTCCTTGATGAGATTAATCAGAAGAAATCTCAGGTATCCTACACAGGGGTTTTCACGTTATTGGCTCTTGGCCTAGGGCTAATTGCGCTGTTCGCATTCGGCTCAACAGGCGCCTACGCGTTCGCGCTGTTACTTCCAGCATGGGGTCTTGGGGGCTGGCTCGACAGCTACAAGCGAACTTCTGTACTTTTCTATGACTTGGATAACGAGGCAACTGCAGCTTATGAGGCGGTTACAGGTGCATTTGATAATCTGATGGCATGTGCCGGAAAGTGGCACGTTTCATCTGGCGGAGCCGTTCGGGATCTCACGACATGGAAGCGCAATGCCGGCGCTGGTCACATCGTAAACAAGAGCCCGACGACCCTCAGTTATGCCGCACCAAGCTTCATCAAAACCAACATCACCCCGCCATCTGTGCGAGTAGGGCGTCAGACGATTTACTTCTTTCCCGATGCGTTATTCGTTGTTGACGGTCAGCGCGTCGGAGCGGTCGGATATACCGAACTCAATTTAAGCTGGCAGGACACGCATTTCATCGAAGAGGGCAGAGTTCCGGCTGACGCGCAGGTTGTCTACCACACATGGAAACATCCGAACAAAGGCGGCGGCCCGGATCGCCGCTTTGCAAACAACTATCAGATCCCTGTTTGCCTCTATGAAGTGCTCCATCTCACTAGCCCTTCAGGCCTCAACGAGCTGCTCGAATTCTCTCGAACCGGATTCTCCGAGGCGTTTCAGCGGGCGATAACGGAGCTTGCTTGGCGTACGGGGCAAACGGGCGTGAAACGTATCGCATCAACAGGGCGGTAAGTGGGTTTCGTCCTTGACGCAACTAAGTTCCAACGCACCGTAGCATAGAATGTGATCCGGTCTCCGGATAATTCGGATCCAACTTCCCTTGAACCCGCAGGGATTTCACTTCAAATCACGGGAGCCATCTTCGTACGCTATATTTGATACGATAATCGGCTCCGCCTTGCCTCTCGATTGCCGCTTTTGGCTAGCACGGTGCTTCTCCCAGCGGGCTTTGACTGCATGCCGAGCAGCTGCACGGCGCTGCTCTTTGGTCTTCATGGCATTAACCTTGCGGGCTCCCTTACGGCCACGCTTTGTCATGAATTTTTTTGCTTCTTCACCTATTAAGAGCTTACCGCGCCTCGTAATTTTGGATACGCGCAAGGTACGCGCTTCCTTCTCCACAACGGCCAGTTCGAGGTTCAGCGCCCCCAGCAGCAGCGGCAATGACTCGCGGCCTATGGCCCGGCTGTTGGGCTTCCCCGGCCTTCCCTCGATCTTGCCCACGTAGCCACCGGTGAGCCCTGCCCTGTCCTCGAGCGCGATCTGGGACATTCCCAAGGTGATGCGCCGCGACCGCAGCGCATCGACCAGGCCCTCATAGTCACCGAACGTCGCCAGTACCGGCATCAGTTCTGTCTCCGGCGCGCTCTGCGCCTGCTCCTTCCGCTTCGTCATCTCTGCCCCCAATAGCCTCATCCAAGCCGGCGCGCCGTTCTGCAACGGCGCTGACCAGGTCCTTGTACTTCTCGTCGACTGCGATCTCCTCGAGCTTCGCCCGCATTTGCAGGCTCATCACGATGTTGCCGCCAACACCCGCAAGTGCGAGCTGTCGGCGGATCAGGCGCTGATCCATTTCCAGGAACGCCTTCTTCCGATCGTCGGGACTGCGCTTGCGCTCGTCGGGGATGCGCTTCAGATCCTCCGCTAGCTTCGCGAGCCCATCGGCCACACGCCGCCGCTCCTCTTCGGTCGGCAACGAATAGACCTTCGCCGTCAGCACCGAAGTGATCTTCGACCGCTCCTCCAGGAACGGAGCCACGATCTCGCGGCAAATTTCGGCCATCTGGGCGGGTGTAGCGGCGAATGCAGTGTTGATCCCTGCCCTACCCTCCAGAACCCGCCTGCAGGCCTCGGAAATGGCCCAGGCGGGGTAGACAGCGAGCGCGGACATGAACAGCTTCACGGTCAGCGTCGCCGAAGCCGGGTCCGTGGCTCCCTGTGCCGGGAACGCGGCGCGCAGGCTGGACACCATCCGGCCGATCTCGGCTTCCGTGGCGCGCACGAGTGCCGCATCGAGGGCCTCGACCCTCGCCAGCATAACCCGGCGCTCATCCTCGCTCGGAACGCAGGCTGAGCAGATCTCCGGCTGATGTGAGCCCGGCGTGTATTCGAGGGCGTTCGTGAATCGGGCGACGAGGTCTGACAGCTCCCGGCTAGCGACGGTCGGGAGGGATGATCTCGATGGCGTGGTGATTTCGTTCATTCTGCTCTTCCCTCACCTGTTGGTCAAACTGGAATGCTAGTTCAGCGTACGCATTGCCTCCGCGGCCATTGGCTCGACGAGGCGGCCCCCTGGTCTGGTATTCGTCGTTCCAGCGCTCCTTCTTGAGCCACCGGTGAAGGGCTGGATGGTATTGCGGCTCGACGTGGGAGATCAGCTTCTCGATCCCGGCGGTGATGACCTCGAAGGGCACCTTGTCGGCTTTGTAGACGGCCTCCAGGGCAGCCATGCTGTCCTTCTTTTCGGCCTTCTTGGGGTAGAGATCCCAGATGCGTTCCTGGTAGTCATCCGGCCACGCGTGCGTGCGCGTATATATACCCTTATCTTGTTTACTTGTTTCTTTGTTCTTCTTTGCGTCGCTCGCGCGTCGTTCGCGCGTCGTTCGCGCGTCGCCCCCTGCGTCGGGGTCGACAATCCGGGACTGATATTCCTCGTAATTACAGATAGTTATGATGGTCTGGCGTGCGTCGCCCCTTGCGTCGTTTTTCGACCAGACTTCAGTCAGAATGACTTCATGCTTTTTGAGCCGTTCGAGGTATCGGCGGACGCGCGGCTCCTCCCATTTCCACTTCTTCGCCATGAAGCGCAGGGAATGCGACAGCTGCCCGCGCTGGATCTCAACGACGTCCGAGCCGATGCGCACCTTCCAAGGCTTGTAGGCGGCCTCGCTCACGAGCCAGAGGAAGGCCTCCCGCTCTGAGAACTTCTCGTCTGCGAACGCCGGGTGCTCCCAGATTGCACGATCGACAGCGAACCAGCCCTGATCGCTCATGGCAGCTTCTCCCGCCGTTCCTGAAACGCCTTGACGAGCTCGGGGAAGGCTGTGCGCGCCTGTTCGGCACCGATGATCTTGCTGACCTTCCGGTACTCCTGCCGGATCGCGTCAGGGATCCTCTTGCGCGTGGGCGTGAGGATCGTCGCCTCGATGTTCATGTAGGCGTCGACGTTGTACCGCGGCTTGTGGCCTCTCGTGGCGCGCTGGACGGCCATGTTCGACGAGCCGAAATAGCGGGCGACTGCCTCGACCGTGATACCGGCCCGCCGCATCCAGATCGCCATGTCGGGATCCACCTTGCGCTCAGACATCGCCCGTCTCCTTGGCCGTGCGCGCTGCCTTCTTGTGGCGCTTCGGGACGTAGACGGTGGCGAGTATGCCGTCGCGGATGACGAACCGCAGCCCGTCCCTGTCAATCATCTCCTGCCCGGCCGGAACGATCGCGCTGAGGATGCCGGCCAGCTCCTCGCGCATGGCCTCGATCTCCATTCCACAGGCCCGCTCCAGGTATCGCAGCATGGCGTGATCAGAGACGGTAATGCGATTGCCCGTCGCGACCGGCTTCGAATCCTGCCGCCACTGCTCGAAGGCACCCTCGTGCTGTTCGAATGCGTCGATGGTCATTCCGCCCCCTTCTTGGCCCGCGCGCTCTACGGCGTCCTTGAGCCAGTCCCGGACCTTCTCGGTACCGAAGGCCTTCTCCATCGCCGCAAGCTGCCGCAGGGTGGCGCTCGCGGCTTGCCGGGCCTCCACGTAGTCCTTGTACTTGTCGGCTTTCTCCTCGCGCACCCGGGCGAAGTAGAAGAAGCCCTCAAGCGCCTGCTCGTCGGTGATCTTCAGGACTTCGACCTGGCGCGCGTAGGTGGTCATGCAGCCACCTCGTCAACCCTTGGATAGCCACCTTGGCGCACGAAGATTGACGAAGGATCGATTTTGCCCTTCGAAATATATGGATCGAACGGAGCACAACGATGCCTGACAAGTATTCGGGGCTGAAATTTTGGGGCGTCCTCGGGCTGGCAGCAGCACTTCTGATGGTTGTTGCGGCATCGTTGAGCTGCAGATCTGGATTTGCGTTTTCTGAACTCCAAAAGCCTGCTGCCGCGGGATGCTTCGAATTCTGGCTGAATCGGTACCAGACAACCGTAGCGGCCGCCGGTGCTCTCCTTGCAGCCTTCTTGGCTGCAAGACCAGTCTGGCGACAACTGACCGAGATGCGTCACCAACTGACCGAGATGAAACGACAGACTGCTCAGCAATCCTTCCAGGTTTTGCGTGCGCTCCACGTACAGCTCTCGGAGGAGAAGCTCATTGTGCGAGATATCAGGCTCAACGCCCAGTACTGTCTGATCTTTGAGAATGGCCTCACCGGAAATACAGGAGACCCTAGTTATGCCATTCTCCATGAGGAAGACTTCAAGGAGCGCTATGAAGCTCTCAACACCCTTGAACGTGCGCTGCTTGAAATCTCCGCAAAAAACTGGGGGAACAGCGACATGCAAAAGGCGCGGGATCAACTCCGTTCCTCGTGCCTGTCGCTGCGACAGCGCATCCTCTCGGTGCGACAGAGGCTCAACACAATCCTCGTGAACTTCCGGGGGAACTACGTAGTAGCAAATTGGCAAAGGACGAGCATGCAGCTCACCACAATAACGCTCAAACCGGAGGTCGCCGATCTTCTCACAAAGTGTGACCGGCTCGATGCTGAAATAAGTAGGGAGCAGGCAGTCATAGGTCCGGCACTTGATAATGCAACAACGGCTGCTTTCGACCTGAAGGCCTGAGATTGCAATCATCCGACTACCTCGGCGTTCTTCCGCATCCAGCGGACGGAGGGCTGACCCTCGTAGCCTTGGAGCCAGACCAGCCAGCAGTAGTCCATCTTGCCCCCACCCGGTTTCCCGCCGGCCGCGATCACGTGGCCCGGAGGCATCGATGGGCGCGGCGTCAGCAGCCACACTCGGTAAAGCGGCGTTCCCTTTAACCAGTGAGCTGCATTCAGCCGCGCGGTCGGGAACACCATGGCGACCTTCGTGCGGGCCAGCTTCAGCGCATGCAGCGCGAATTGGTCAGCTATGTTGAAGGGAGGGTTCGAGACGATGTTGTCTGCCTCGATAGCCGGTGTCGCAGTGAGGAAGTCACCGACCACGGTGGGGACACCGAGCGACAGGTATCCCCGATCAACGATGTCCGAGAACGTGATGTGGAGGCCGGCCGCCAGAGCAGCTTCAGGGATCCTACCGAAGCCGCAGGCCGGATCCCAGACGCTACCGACGAACCGCTCCTCCTCGAACAGACGGCGCGATACCCATTCGGGCTCCACGTAGTGATCGTGCTCCTCTCGCTCCCAGACGCGAGCCTTGATTGCGCGAGCGGTATCCATCACAGCCGCCCCTCATCACGCATCCGCGCAAGCAGGTTCGCGACGATGCTTTCATGCACCCGCAGCGACTGCGCGATCGAATAGGTGTCGCGATGCGGCCAATCCGAGCGGATCCTGGCGATGATCTCCGAGACCGTGACTGTGTTGTTGTCGCAGGTTCGGTATGCCCGGGAGTGGGGCTGAATGGTGCCTTGAGCCAACATCAGAACGATTCCTCAGCCCAGCCGCCGCCGTCTTTCTTGGCGCGGGCCTTCAGTGCGATGAAACGGAAGGGGTAGAGATCGGCCGCGATCTTGATCTTGGCCCTGGCATCGTCCTGCCAGTGGCCTTTGACCTCGTGCATCTCCATTTCGCCGCTGGTCAGCATCACGGCGAAGTCGGGGCTGTAGAACGTGTTGTCGGCCAGTCGGAGCTTGATGCCCTCGAACTTGTACCAGGCGACCTCACCCGCGATCTTGCGGTCTTCGAGGTGGCGCGCATACGCCGCCTCGGTCTTGTTCATATGGCCGGTCTTGAGGCGGCCGAGCGCGAGAACGGACGCGCCGGACAATCCCTTGCGGCGATGGAACGGCGCGCCGTACATCAGGCGTCCTCCAGCTCGTCTTCGTCCATCAGCGGAAGATCGGGCTCGTCCGGATCCGTCTTCGCCTCGTGGCGCTCACCAAAGTAGAGATCCGGATCGGCCAGGACGAAGAGCGCGCGGCGCTCGGACAGGTGCCGGGCCCGGAGCAGGTTCTCGTCCGAGGCATAGGCGCTGTAGGTGCCCTTCATCTCGGCGCCGTCGCAGGTGAACTTGCCGACCGTGATCACCATGAACGGCAGCCCACGGCCGGCGACGGTCTCGAGCGCGTTCTTGACGAGGTTCTCGGCCGCCTTCTCGGCCAGCTCGACCTTCGCCTTCTGCTCGGCCTGGGACATCTGCGCCCACGGCTTCTGCATGTCACGTAGATGGCTCAGCAGGAAGTCGCGAATGTCTCCGGTCATCGTCTCGGAGTTCAAATCAATCCGGTCTTTACTCATCGTTAGCGTCTCCGTTAGTAGTAATACCGCTGCTCATTCGACACTTCAGCGCACAGCCTCTAGTGTCAGTCTCGTATCTCAGTATGGTACTGTCCCGAGATACGTCTTCTTCATTTAGGCAAAACACGACCTATTCCGCGCAACGACTTGCGCAGACGAAACGTCTATCCAGTTGTACTAAGACAGGCGCCTAGTTTCGGTGTCTTCGCCACCCTTCCAGCCCCCAGACCCACCGAGCAGCCTGCCCCGCCTTCTGGCTGGCGGTTAACAGGCGCTTGGATAACCAGAACAGCGCGCTACCGAGCGCGTCTTGCAGTATGCTCACTCCGCAGCTCCTCCAGCGCCCTTGCGGTTTCATCCTGCCGACGTTCGAGATCGGCAATTGCGAGGTCACGCCGGAAGGCTGGCCACCAGGACGGCCGAGCGTTGCCCATTAAGGCCTCAAGAATGTCCCGGCCGGCATCGGAGCGAAGCAGCTCCGCCAGGGCGTCGGCCGACATGCCGGTCCCTTGAGCAAGCCAGAACTCCGCGGCCCTGTGTGTCACCCCTGCCCGGCTGGACAGGTTAACCGCCGTCTTGTTTGGCCAGAGCCGGCGCGCGACGGCGACGACCGCTTCGATCACAGGGAGGCCGCTTCGGTTGAACCCGAAGGAGTTTACTGCCGAGGTTGGGTAGGTTCTCGACATCAAGCCTCTCCGTTCAGACCGGCGCGCTTGGTACGCGAAACATCAACCAGTCGGTGATACCGCTGGGGTATTCCATCCATAGGGGTCTCCTTATGTCCGACACTCACATCACCGCCGACGACCTGGCGGCCACTCTCACAGCCTTCGCGATTGGCTTCGTGGCTGCGCTCAACACGCCCGGCTCGAAGAAGCCGAACGAGATCCTTGAAACCCTGGCGAACGAGCTGGATGACTTCGCCAACAAGGCGCCGGGCACCCCGGCCGCCGAAGCGCTCCAGATGAGCGCGCGAATGCTGATGGCCTCGGAACCCCGGTGAACCGGTCATGCGCCGACCCTCCGAACCCGGATCCAGCCGTCATGCGTCAGATGCTCAAGCCAGCCATCGCGAACGCGGATCATGCCTCGGCTCCAGCGGCTTCAGTCTCGCGCTGCTTTCCCCCGGCGCGACCGGGGGCGAGACTGGGGCGGGGTGGCGGCTCGAATCCGGTAGGAAACATATCGGGACGCAGCAGCCAGCAAGGTACCTGCCCACCAGTTGCATGATGAAGAGCGATGGCGCTTTCACCTGAGACACGACGCTCGCCGTTCAGCAGCTTCGATATGAACTGCTGCGAGAGTCCGGACCGCTTAGCCAGCGCATCTTGAGAGCCGGCGGCTTCGATAGCTCGTTGGATAAGGGGGTTCTGCTTCATAGCAACCCCTTCTACCCCCTGAGTGGTTGGCCGTCAATACCCCCAATGTGGTCGCGAGGTTTTACCCCGCGCGTAGTAAGTTGGTATCATGACGATCAGAGCAGATAGAGTCAGGCAGCTCCGCCAAGAAAAAGGCTTGTCACAGCAGGCTTTGGCTAATGCCGCGCGTGTCAGCCAAACGACTATCGATAAAATTGAGAACGGCCGTTCCCTCACCAGTCGTGCGATACACCGAATTGCGCAGGTGCTGGGAGTTGAAGCATCAGAGTTGGACCCAGAGGTCGGTGCACTGACCGCGCCGCACATCCGCCCGTGGCGGGACAACGCACCCGACGCAGACAATGGCATCGTGCTTACTCATGCGGAACATGAGGCGTTTAAAGTCGCAAACGACATGCGTGTCCTTGAGAGGGCGGCGGCCATTGGCGGCGAAATTGCCCTACTTGGGGCGGCTGAAGGAGGGGCTGGCGCCCTCAAGATCTCTCAGGATCCGATTGGAACTGTCGCAAGGCCCCCTGCTCTTAATGGGGTACACAATGCCTATGCGGTGTACGTTGTAGGGACTTCGATGGAGCCTGAGTTCGAGCATGGCGACGAGGCTTACGTTAATCCGAAGCTCCCGCCGATCCCCGGTTCTACCTGCATCTTCTATACCAACGACCCGCATGATGATCGGGCAATGATTAAGCGCCTGGTTCGGGTGACGGCCGACGAATGGCACGTGCGACAGTGGAACCCACCTGAGGGTCAGGATCGAGATTTTACCGTCAGTCGCGCTGATTGGCCTGTCTGCCATCGCGTGGTCGGGAAGAACTACAGGCGTTAGCGAAGGCCCGGTTAACAACTTAGGGGGTTGACACACTTACCCCTCAAGTTTTAGCGTCTCTCCATCCACAGGAGAGGCGCATGTTCACGCACCCCGACACCAGTATTGAAACCTACCTCGACCGGATTGACGCCCGTCTGGCGACGATGACCGACGACGGCGACAAGGCCGTCTTTCTGAACCTCTGCATCGGCAGCACCGAGCGGAAGCGCGAGAAGTTCGAGGAGACCCTCGATCCGCGCTACGGCGACGCAATCCAGATCAGCGAGATCCTCGCCGGCCTTCACGCCCGCCATGCCGACGTCCTCGCGAGCATCAAGGCTCGCGTCACACAGGCCGAGGAGCAGATCACCAAGCCCGAGTTCGCTGGAATGGTCTCGGCGTTCCACGCCCGCCGCCTCGGCTTCGAGTTGGCGCCCCAGGCTGAGGAGCGCGTCTGATGGCGCACTTCCACGATCCCAGCGCACACTGCGTCGAAGCCATCAGAGCGGAATCCGTCGCCCTCAGCGATAGCCACTGCCTAACACTCAACCTGTCAGGCGCGAGCTACTACGGAGAACAGCAGAAGGCGAAGTTCAACCTCTTCATGCCCACCGAATTGGCTGGGTATGCCCGCGCCATCGCCGCCGCGATCAACGCCGTGCCGGTGCCTGAGAAGGTGGAGGAGGCGGCGTGATGGAGCAGCAGGGGCCCAACGTCACTGATCCCGAAGCGCGCGCCCTCCTTGCCGCATCAGACGCGGCAATCGGCGCCGGCATGGAACTCCTCACGTCCGTCCGTGATGGACGTGTCCCCGACACTGAGGAAACGGTCCGCGCCCTCTCCGACGCGATCCGCCTCGTGCTCTCGCAATACCCAGGACCGGAGGACGCCAACCAGCTCCTCGGAGCCGTGCTCCGGTACCTCGACGAGGAGGCCTGACATGCCGCCCGCCTCCCCTTCCGAGCGGCGCGCTGAGGCCATCGCCGCGGTCACCATCACCCTTTTTGCCGCCGCCCTGATGACGGGCTCTTGGTGGATAATGCAATGATCGACAAGCCCGGTTTCTACGCGGACATGCCGGCAGATCAGTACTATGCTGATCCGTGCGTCCAGCCTTCCCTCTCCTCATCCATCGCAAAGGTGCTGCTCGAGCAGAGCCCGCTCCACGCCTGGTACTGCCACCCACGGTTCAATGAGCAGCAGGAGAGCGAGCCGACCCGCCCGAAGGAGATCGGCACGGCCGCGCACAAGCTCGTGCTGGGCAAGGGCCGCGACGTCGTCGTGATCGACGCTGACGACTACAAGAGCGGCGCCGCGAAGGCAAAGCGCGCCGAAGCCTATGCGTCCGGGCATGCTCCCATCCTCCGCGCCGACCTCGCTAAAGCGGAGGGCATCGCCAATGCCGTGGCCGAGCAGATCGGCGGCATTGAGGGCTGCGAAGGGTTCGCCAGCGCGACGCCCGAACTCGTCGCGATCTCGCAGGATCCGCTTGGGCCCTGGCTCCGGGTTATGATCGACAAGTTCGAGGACCACGGCGACCATGCCGTGATCTGGGATGTGAAGACCGGCGAGCAGTCAGCCGCGCCGCATGGTATCGGCCGCCGCATCGCCAACCTGAGCATGGAGATCCAGGCGGGGCTCTATGAGCGCGTCGTCGTGAACCTGCGCCCCGAGCTGGCCGGCCGCGTCCGCTTCCGCTGGCTGTTCGTAGAAAACGATCCGCCCCACATGCTCCTGCCGGTGGAGCTCGACAACGTCGGCATGGAGATCGGCCGCCGCAAAGCCGCCGCCGCTATCTCGATCTGGCAGCGCTGCATCGAGACCGGCTTTTGGCCCGGCTACCCGAACCAGATCATCCAAGCCGAATACCCGCCGTACATGGCGTCCTCGTGGGAGTTCCGCGAGACCGAGGACCCGGCCCTTGCTGGCGTCGTCTATGGGCGGCCCGGCGTCATCGTCCGCAAGCCCGTCGAACAACTGGACATCATCGCACCATGACCTTCACGTTCGCACCCGCGAAGCGCGAGCGCGTTTCGCTCCTCATCGCCCTGGCTGGAGCTTCCGGCAGCGGCAAGACCTATTCCGCCTTAGAACTGGCAACCGGCATGTCGCCCGAGGGCAAGATCGCCTTCATCGACACGGAAGCCCGGCGCGGCCTGCACTACGCCGACCGGTTCACCTTCATGCATTCGGACATGCGGCCGCCCTTCCGACCGGAGCGGTTCATCGAAGGCATCCGAGCAGCCGAAGCCGCCGGCGCTGAGGTCGTGATCATCGACAGCTTCAGCCACGAGTACGACGGCGAAGGCGGCATCATGGACTGGGCAGACGAGCTGGCGGAGCGCGGCGTGAAGTCTCCGGGCAACTGGAAAGACCCCAAGCTCGCGCACAAGAAGATGATGAACGCCCTGCTCCAATGCCGAGCGTCTCTGATCTTCTGTCTCCGAGCCGACGAGAAGATCGAGATCGTGCGCGAAGGCGGCCGGACGCAGGTCCGCCCCCTCGGCTGGATGCCGATCTGTGAGAAGCGCTTCATGTACGAAATGACGGCGAGCTTCACGCTCACACCTGATCGCCCGGGCCGTCCGAACTTTAATCTGCCCCACAAGCTGCAGGATCAGCACCGCGGCATGTTCACCGAGGCCGAGCCGATCTCGCGCAAGTCCGGCCAGCTGCTTGCCGAGTGGGCCCGTGGCGGATCCCCCGTTCCCTCCCGCCGAGAAGACCTGACGCATTCTCGGCCAACTACCGCGCCCGGGTCCGTCCCCCCGGCTGGCTCGGGCGCGGACTTTCCGGGAGACGAGCCGCCGATGGATCCGCGTGTCGCCGCGATCATCGACGATGCTCGGCTCGTGGCTGAAGAGGGATTGGGCCGGTACCAGGAGTTCTTCAAAGGTCTTGCCCGCGACGTCCGGCAAGCCCTCGTCGACTCTGGTGTACACGAGAAGCTGAAGGTCAAAGCCGAGAAGTCAGGCCCATGACGCCCCAAAGAAAAAGGCCTCTGTTTCCAGCGGCCTTAGGTGACAGAGGACCTCACTCTGTACAGGGAACTGGCCCGGACATGGATCCGAGTCAGGCAATGGGTGTAACGCCTAGAGCCAAGAAAATGAAATTAAACTTCCTGATGGCACCCATGAGCGCAACGCATTCCATAGAGCCGACGCTCGGAAGCACGCAAAGAAAAAGGCCGCCCTTGCGAGCGGCCCAAAGTTTAGGGAGGAAACGCGCCCAAAGCGGGCGCACCGCCACAGAGCGACGGCATGCGCGCCTTCTACCTGCGCCTGTCGTTGAGCGGCACCCCCTGATTGATCAACCAGGTCATGCATTAAGCGCACATCGGTAGGAGCGCGGAATGGGGAAGGTCAGATCCGATCAGCCAATGCCGCTCTATCCCACGGAGGACCAGATCGCACAGGCGGTCCTTCCTCCGGGCAACGTGAAGTCCTGGGACGGAATCGCCGCCGTCCTGGAGAAGCGCGGGTTCCCGAAGGTCGATCCGCTCTTTGGCGGCCGCTACTGGCCGGCCGTGAAGGCCTTCCTCGACAGACGTCACGGACTCGCGGACGCTACCCCAGCGAAGGAGCCGGATGGGGAGGAGAACTGGGGATGAGCAACGATACCGATCTGCACGCGCCAGGCCTGAAACGGATGAAGCGCCACAATGGGCGCATCGATCTTTACTGGGTCGCGGACGAGGAGCTCGTAAAGAAGGGCTACCAGCCGAAGACGGTCCGGATCCACGGCCTCGACTGGAACCTCGAAGCCGACCGGGTGGAGATCGCCGCCATGTGCCGGCGCTTCCAGGCCGAGATGCTGGAATGGGCTGGGGGCGCCGAGACGTCCAAGAACCCACACGGACATGGGACGGTCGCCTGGGTGGCAGTCGCGTTCGAAACCGACGAGGACAGCCCCTATCACGAGAAGCGCCGGGACACTCAGATCTTCTACAGCCGGTACATCAAGACCATCATCAAGACGGTCGGGAAGCGACGCATCGCGGAGATCACCGGGACTGACCTACGGCGCTGGCACAAGAACTGGACTGCCGCCCATGGCTCCCGGAGCGCCTATGCGTGCATCCAGACCTTCCGCCGGGTGATCAGCTACGGCTGCGAGCTGAAGGACGATGACTGCTTGAAGCTGGCCCAGGTGCTCGAGCGGATGGAGTTCGCCTCCCCCAAAGCCCGGAAGAAGCGCCCGACCTTTGAGCAGATCGTCGCGTTCCGGGAAGCCGCACACGAAGCCGGGCGCCCGTCCCTCGCCTTGGCCGTTACCCTTCAGTTCGACTTGGGCCTACGCCAGAAGGATGTCATTGGCGAATGGGTAAAGCCGAAGCCAGAGGAGCGAGAGCGAATCAAGGGCGCGATCACGGACGGCGCTTGGGTCTGGGAATGGGGCCTCACCTGGCGCCACATCGACAGCAGCCTCGTCCTGAAGAAGCCAACCAGCAAATCCAACGGATCGGAGACGGCAGAGCACGACCTGAAGCTCTTCCCGGACATCATTACCGAAATCGCCCGGATCCCGGCCGAGTGCCGCATCGGGCCGGTGATCCTCGACGAGGGATCAGGACTGCCGTGGCGCAAGTCTCACTTCAGCCGCACCTTCCGGAAGATCGCCCGTAAGGCTGGGTGGCCGGATGACGTCTGGAACATGGACAGCCGCGCCGGTGCCGTGTCCGAGGCCTTCGAGGCCGGGGCGCAGGCCGAGGACGTCATGAAGGCCGCGTCTCACACCCAGCTCAGTACGACGATGCGTTACAACCGTGGCAAGATCGTCCAAACCAGCCGAGTCGCTAAGCTCAGGCTCAAGCAGCGGCAAAGAAGCTTAAGCAATATCATTTCTCGCGATGAATAAGGCGGATTGCTGTATTTGCGAGCTTCGCCTCAATACGATCAATTGATTTTTGTAGAATGAGCGCTCTCCAGCGCTCATCCAGACCGGGATGATCTATGAATTGACGAAGAATGATCTCAGGCTGAAGGCCTAATTGCAGGTGGGATGCCTTGCCGCAATGGCCGTCTCTGATCACGAAATACAGTGCGTGCAAGATAGTCTGAGCCTGACGCCACAATCCCTGTGTTAGCAGATCGGCCACGAATGCTCGCAAAACAACGATACTGGCGCGGGCTTGGTTGAGAGCGATCTCGTCTCTACGCTTCAAGTCATTGAGATTTGAGAGCCTACTCCGGAGGCAATCAAGCGGATGCATGACGAGGATTCTGATCCTCTCGCCAGTTACACGATCAACACCTTCAATGGTGACGCAATTCTCTGCAATCGAACTCTCATCCACCCCAAGAACACGTCCCAGGAAGTCGACCTCGATGCGCTTATTGCCCAGTGTTCCTACAACTGTCGCAGCATTTGGAGATGCGTCGTCCATTGACGTCGGGACACGCATCTTCCCGTTCAAGGCGGAGGCAAGATGGGTAGCTGCCTCCTTGTTTCGAAAGAAATCAATATCCTTGCTGGTGTAGGGGCCCCACTGGGACAGCTCGGGCTCACTCTCGGCGAAGAAGTCAACCCACAAATTGATCGATTGCCCACCAACAACGATCGGGTCAAATTCTTGTATTATCTCCAGGATCTCGAGCACCTCGTCAGCCGAGAGGTGCGCCTCGGCAAGTACTTCGGCAAGCGACATTAACGCATTTCGCTCAGAGGCTTGCCCCCAATGGCCACGATACGGAGCTCAGACAACCTAAGTGAGGAAAAAAAGCCGTTCTCTGCGCGCAGCTGCGCGCGACTCACCTCGCCACTGTTCAGGCGTGCGAGATCATGCTCACGACTTGCTTGCTTCTCAGCAGCACGCTCTGCTGCATCTAGACGCTCTACTTTGAAGTCCACCATATGTCAGACTCCTTCACCGAAACAACGCAAAGAGACGTGTTCGGTTTCCCTCTCAAAGGCATATCGTGACAGTACGCACACCTCGTCAGGTCCGTCAATTAGACTACGAGATAAGGCGCTGCGAAATGTGAGATACCACCGGACTGGTAAAAACTTTGATTCAATTGAGCTGGGCTGAGCAGCAGTTGATTCTGATCCGACAAGCAAAGCAACGGTAACAACCGCGGTAACACTTCCAACCTGCCACTTCGAGATATGGCTGCTAAGCCATTGAAAAATAATGGTGCCCAGGGGCGGAATCGAACCACCGACACTGCGATTTTCAGTCGCATGCTCTACCAACTGAGCTACCTGGGCGCTCGGCGTCGGCGCTTGGCC